CGAGCAGTGGTGCGAGGCGGTGCGCAAGCGCGCCTTCACCGAACTGGCCGAGGGCCGCGAGGTGCCAGGCTACAAGCTGGTCGAAGGCCGCCGCGGTGCCCGCAAGTGGGCCGACGAGAAGGTCGCGGAAGCGCAGCTCAAGAGCATGCGCCTCAAGGTCGAGGAAATGTACGATCTCGAACTGATTTCGCCGACGACTGCCGAGAAGCTCCACAAGGCCGGAACGATTGGCCCGCGCCAGTGGCCGAAGGTGCTCGACCTCATCACCCAGCCGCCGGGCAAGCCATCAGTGGCCCCCGAGACCGACAAGCGACCGGCGATCAGCCTCGTGGCGACCGCCGACGAATTTGACATCGTAACTTAACAAGGAGAACCAGAATGAAACTTACACTCAAGAACGTGCGTCTTGCTTTTCCCGCTCTCTTCGAGGCTGCCACCGTCAACGGCGAGGGCGAGCCCGCTTTCTCCGCGTCCTTCCTGATTGATCCCAAGGATCCGCAGATCAAAATGCTGAAAGAGGCGTGTGAAGCTGTCGGCAAAGACAAATGGGGCGCCAAGTGGCCGACCGTGCGCAAGGAAATCGAAGCGAAGGATCGTTTTGCCTACCACGACGGCGATCTGAAATCCAACTACGCGGGATTTCCCGGCATGACTTTCGTCAGTGCGCGGAACAAGACGCGCCCCACCGTTCTCGACCGCGACAAGACCCCGCTTACTGCGCAGGACGGGAAGCCTTACGCGGGTTGCTTCGTCAACGTCGTTCTCGAATTGTGGCCGCAGGATAACAACTACGGCAAGCGCATCAACGCCTCGCTGAGTGGCGTGCAGTTCCTGCGCGACGGCGAGGCCTTCTCGGGCGGGCGCCCCGCAGCGCCCGACGAGTTCGAGGACCTCGGCATGGAAGACGAACTCGTCGGTTAACCCCACCCGGCCGACGAGCCAGCGCCGCCGGGGCCTTTGGTGCCTCTCAGTCCCCGGCGGTTATTTTTCAGAAAGACGGCAAATGACAACCCTTTTCCTTGATCTCGAAACGTATAGCGAAGTGCCGATCACTCACGGCACGCACCGCTATGCCGAGGTCGCCGAGATCATGCTCGCGGCCTTTGCCGTCGACGACGGTCCTGTAATCGTGACCGATCTCACCGCTGGAAACCCATACGACATGGGCGCCTATACCGACGCCGCCGACACTGTCGTCATCCACAACTCCCATTTCGACCGCACGGTGCTGCGGCACAACGGGATCGACCTCGACGTCTCGCGCATCCGCGACACGATGGTCCGCGCGCTGGCCCACTCGCTGCCGGGCAGTCTCGGCAAGCTCTGTGAAATTCTCAATATCCCGACCGACCAGGCGAAGGACAAGGAGGGCAAGCGGCTTATCAACCTGTTCTGCAAGCCGCGTCCGAAGAACATGAAGCTGCGCCGCGCCACGAGCGAGACGCACCCCACGGAATGGCAGCAGTTCATCGACTACGNCCGCCTCGACATCGAGGCGATGCGCGCCGTACTGGAAGAAGCTGCCGAAGTGGAACGACACGGAAGAAGAGCGGGCTCTGTGGCTGCTCGATCAGAAGATCAACGACCGTGGCGTCGCAATCGACATGGACCTCGTTGCCGCAGCCATGCGCGGCGTGGACCGTGCGCAGGAAGGATTGTCTGAGCGCACGCGGGAACTGACCGACGAGGCGGTGCAGGCGGCCACGCAGCGCGACGCGATGCTACGCCATATCCTCGCGGCCTACGGGATCGAGATGGACGACCTTCGCGGCTCGACTGTCGAGGCAATGCTGCAAGATGACAATTACCCGCCCGAGCTGCGCGAGCTGCTGGCCGTCCGGCTGATGGCCTCGACGACGTCCACCGCGAAATACAAGACGCTTGCCAAGGCGACGAGCAGCGACGGGCGTCTGCGGGGCACGCTGCAATTCTGCGGAGCCTCGCGCACCGGGCGCTGGGCTGGCCGACTGTTTCAGCCGCAGAACCTGCCACGCCCCGTGCTGGCGCAAGAGGCCATCGACTTCGGCATCGACGCTCTCAAGGCGGATTGCGCCGACCTGCTGGTCGACAACGTGATGGAACTGACCAGCTCGTCGATCCGGGGCGCGATCATCGCACCGCCGGGCAAGAAGCTCGTCGTCGCCGACCTGTCCAACATCGAAGGCCGCGTGCTGGCATGGCTTGCGGGCGAGACGTGGAAGCTGAAAGCCTTTGCCGACTTCGACGAGGGTATAGGCCACGACCTTTACAAGCTGACCGCTGGCCGGATCCTCGGCAAGAAGCCCGAGGACATCAGCAAGGGCGAGCGCCAGGCCGTCGGCAAGGTGGCCGAGCTGGCGCTGGGCTACGAGGGCGGCGTCGGCGCGTTCATCACGTTCGCCACGGCCTACGGGATCGACCTCGACGAACTGGCCGCGAAGGCCTCGCCCGCCCTGCCCGCGCCCGTCATCGACGAGGCCGGCAACAGCTGGGAATGGTCGAAGAAGACGAAGCGCGACACATTCGGCCTGTCGCGCGAGACCTGGATCACGATCGACGCCATCAAGCGGGCGTGGCGCCGGGCGCATCCGGCCACGGCCAGCTTGTGGAAGGACTTGGCAGATGCCGTCCGCGAGGCGATCAGTCACCCCGGGTATGAAACGTACACCAAGACCACGTGGGTAAAACTGACTTGCGTGAAAGAGAAGTCGTGGTTGCGGATCATACTGCCGAGCGGTCGATCGCTCTGCTACCCCGCGCCCCGCGTCGAGAACGACGGCAAGATCACCTACATGGGCATCAATCAGTATTCCCGGCGCTGGGAGCGGCTGCACACATATGGCGGCAAGCTCGTCGAGAACGTGACACAGGCCGTTGCCCGCGACGTGCTGGCCCACGGAATGCTGCAGGCAGATCCAGCAGGTTACCGGATCGTGCTCTCCGTCCACGATGAATTGATTTGTGAGACAGACGACGTGTCGAGCGCGACAGTTGAGAACCTCGCGGGCTTCATGTCGCGCAATCCTCCGTGGGCGGAGGGCCTGCCCCTCGCCGCTGCGGGCTTTGAAACCTTATCGCTACAGGAAAGACTGATGCGTGAGAGCCTCATCGAGAAGCACCTTGTCCGCCGCGTGGCCGAAGCGGGCGGTGAGACGCGCAAGGTGCGCTGGGTCGGGCGCAACGGTGCACCGGATCGCCTGGTCCTGCTGCCGGGTCCGCCGTCACTAGTGGGTTGAGGTCAAGGCGCCGGGTCGAGACGCCCGAGAGCCACCAGCTTCGTGAACACGAAGCGCATCGCGCGCCATGGGGCAAGACGTCCGGGTCATCGACAGCATCGACCAGGTCGAGGGGATCTTCGTGTGATCTTCACCCCCCGCCCATACCAGGTCGAGATCATCAACCGCATCCTGTCGCAGGACCGTGTCGCGGTGTGGGCTGGCATGGGGCTGGGCAAGACATCCGCCACGCTCAAGGCGCTCGACGCACTCTCGCTGGTCGAGGATGGCCCGGCCCTCGTGCTGGCCCCGCTGCGCGTCGCGCAATCGACATGGCCCGACGAGGCCAAGAAGTGGGACGACCTCAAACATCTGCGGATCGTGCCGATCATCGGCGACGAGCAGGCCCGCGAGAGGGCGCTGCGCCAGCCTGCTGACATCTACACTATGAATTACGAGAATTTGGTCTGGCTTGTGGAGCGTCTCGGCCACCGCTGGCCCTTCGCGACGATCGTCGCCGACGAGAGCACCAAGCTGAAATCCTACCGCACCCGGCAAGGGGGGAAAAGGGCGCAGGCCCTCGCCAAGGTCGCCCACACCCACGTCAGGCGCTTCATCGAGTTGACCGGCACGCCGTCACCGAACGGGATCATCGACTTGTGGGGACAGGCGTGGTTCCTCGACAAGGGCCACCGGCTGGGCAAGAGCTTCGCCGCCTTCTCCTCGCGCTGGTTCAAGACCCTGCCGACGCCCGACGGGTTCGGCATGTTGAAACCGCACAAGCACGCGCAGGCCGAGATCGAGGCGAAGCTCTCCGACATCTGCTTCTCGATCAACGCGAAGGACCACTTCGACTTGCGCGAGCCGATCGTCAACGAGATCATGGTCGACCTGCCGCCCAAGGCGCGGAAGATATACGACGACATGCAGCGCGAGATGTTCGCCGAGATCGAGGGTCACGGCATCGAGGCGTTCAACGCCGCGGCCCGCACGATCAAGTGCCTGCAACTGGCGAATGGTGCCGCCTATACCGGCGACGATGGCTCATGGGCCGAGGCCCACGACGTCAAGCTGCAGGCACTGGAGGAGATCGTCGAGGAAGCCTCGGGCGCACCCGTGCTCGTGGCCTACCACTTCAAGAGCGATCTCGCCCGGTTGAAGCATCGCTTTCCCCACGCCCGCGAACTGGACAAGGATCCGCAGACGATCCGCGACTGGAACGCGGGCAAGATCAGGATGCTGCTGGCGCACCCGGCGTCTGCCGGCCACGGCCTGAACCTGCAGGACGGCGGCAACATCCTCGTGTTCTTCGCCCACTGGTGGGATCTGGAACAGCATCAGCAGATCATCGAGCGGATCGGGCCGACACGTCAGGCGCAGGCGGGCCACGACCGCCCGGTCTTCGTCCATCACATACTGGCACGCGGCACGGTCGACGAGCTGGTGCTGCAACGGATCCGGGGCAAGCGCACGGTGCAAGACCTGCTGCTCGAAGCGATGAAAGGAGCGAGACAATGAAGAAACGCAGCGGTTACCAGCGGAGGGGCAGCCTGACGCCACGCATCCTCTCGCTATACGAAGAGGGCCTGCCGCCCACCTCGATCGCCCGGCTGCTCGGTTGCAAGGTGCCGAACGTCTACAAGACCCTGCAGCGGAACAAGAGGCTCAAGAAGGGCCACACCGAAGTGCGGATCAAGCTGACGGCCCTGCCCGACGATCAGTGGCGCTGGCTGACGGCGGAAGCGAAGCGCCACAACGTCACCCCGATCGAGCTGGCCCGCGCCATGCTCGTCGACGCGATATTCGAAGCAGCAGAAGAGGACGGACAGAATGTTGGTAGAACAGATACTGGAAGCGAGGGGCCAGACTTACGGCAACTACCTCGACCAGGCGAAGATAGCTTGCGAGTTGGATGACGTGATCGCTCGCGCCCTGCATGGCCGGGCCAAGTCGCTCGCACCCGACCAGCGCGACGCGATCCGCATGGCCTTCGTGAAGATCAGCCGGATCGTCAACGGCGATGCCGACTACATCGACAACTGGGACGACTTCGCGGGCTACCCCACGCTCGTCGCCCAGCGGCTGCGGCGTGAGGCTGCCGAGCGTTCGGCGCAGCAGGACCACGCCCTGGCTCTCGCGCGGGGGCATGCGGGGGACGGCGAGCGTTCGGCGCAGCAGGAGCAGACGAGATGAGGAAGAGCGATGTCCGAGGGTATGAATGGTGGTGCGAGGCCTGGTCTGTGCACGCTCACAAACCGAACGTTTTGGTTCATAAAATCCTTGGACTGACTTTGTCTTTCAAACCGGACAGCATTGAGGTTCGTTTCGGCGAATGCCGACACGGGGAGTACCACTACCCCCACTCCCTGTGCGCTTGCGACTTCTGCCCTTACATCGGGAGGGGCGTTCAACCGTACAGCGACGGTTGGTGTCGCTCCAATAAAACATACCGCCACGAATGTAAAAAACGCGGCCTTAAGGAGTACCCGTCGGCCCTCCTATGCCAACGGTGCAGTAACCGACTGGACAAGCACGTGCAGGAAGACGCCGCGTTTTCCGAAAACCGTAAACTTATCAACCAAATAGTAAGGACGATACAAAATGGCAAAGATAGCAACCACCGGGCAACTCAGGCAGTTTCTTGCTGACACCCTTCTCGCCGTGAGAGACGGCAAGATGGACACCGACAAGGCGAGAAACATTACTAAGTTGGCCGCCCAAATCAACGAAAGCATTTATTCGGAGATCAAGACAGCACGCATCATGGAAGACCTCGGGCGAGAGGTAGCCGGCTTGGGTGAGTTGAAGGTTGGTGGGAACGAGAAAGAAGAGATGCAGACGTGATCGAGACATTCCTGATTGAAGCGGCCAAGGCGGTCGTGTGGATGGCCGTCGGCCTTATCGCTGGCCTGCTGATCGGCGCCCACCGCCGCGACCCGCTCGACGACATGGCCGACGCGCCCTGCTCCGACTACGACGTGAAGAGGTAAAGATGGCCCGCCCCGCTGCCCGGTTCTCGCAGACTGACCTGACCCGCGCCCTTCGCGCGGCGAAGGCGGTTGACGAGAACCTGGCCGTGCGGGTGCTGCCCGATGGTTCCTTCGAGGTCTACCGGCCACGGGGCGCTAAGGAAGACGCTGTTGCGCCGACGGGGGAATGGGTGCCATGATCCCGGCCATGCCGAAGCCCCGGCCACCGCACCTCGACAAGGTGAAGACCCGCCACGGAAAGGCCATCTGGTACTTCCGCGTGGGCAAGGGCGAGCGCACGCCGCTGCCCGGCGACTACGGCTCGCCTGAGTTCCGCCGGGCCTATGGCGAGGCCCTGCACCGCCACACGCAGGGGATCGGAGGGCCCGCCCCGCACACGCTCGGCTGGCTGATCGACGAGTACCTCGGCGCCCCGCAATGGGCGAACACCGCCCGCGAGACGCGGAAGCAATTCAAGTACCAGTTCGCGCGGATGAAGGAGCGGGCGGGCCCGATGCCGCTGCGAGAGATGACCGCCGCCCATGTCGCCAAGGGGCGCGACGTCCGGGCGGCCAAGCCGACGGACGCGAACAAGTTCGTGAAGGCATCAAGAAAGCTTTATGCGTTCGCCGTCGAGCGCGGCTGGCTGCGGTCAAACCCAGCGAAGGATGTCGCCCTCGTGCCGCTGCCCAACAGGCGCACCGGCTTCCACACGTGGACGGAGGACGAGGTCGCGCGGTTCGAGGCGCACTGGCCGATCGGCACGCGCGAGAGGCTGGCCCTCGACCTGCTGCTCTATACCGGCGTGCGCCGGTCCGACGTGGTGCGCCTCGGGCGCCAGCATGTGAAGAACGGCGAGATCGTCATCAAGACCGAGAAGAGCGTGAACATGGGCTACCCGGTCGAGATCACGGTGACGGTGCTGCCGCCGCTGGCGCGGTCGATCGAGGCGACGGGAACGGGGGATCTTGCTTTTCTCATCACGGCCAAGGGAACACCCTTCGGCAAAGAGAGCTTCGGCACATGGTTCAAGAAGGCCTGCAAGGCCGCAGGCGTGCCGGGATCATCGCACGGCCTGCGCAAGATCGCGGCGGTGCGGAGTGCGGAGAATGGCGCGACGGAGATCGAGCTTAACGCCATGTTCGGCTGGTCGGACGGGTCGAAGGAGAGCGCAGCCTATGTGCGCAGCGCGAACCGGGCGAAGCTGTCGCGGAAGTCCTCGATCAAGATGCTTCCCGGCGGTATTATAACATTGAAGAAGGATGCGAAGTGATGTTCTTCAAGAACGTCGAGAAGGCGACCACGCGCCACGGTAAAGAACTCTTCTATTACAGGCGGAGGCGGGATCGGCGTTACCCGCTGCTGGGGGCGCCCGGCTCTCCAGAGTTCGAACAGTCCTACCGTGAGGCTGTCGAAGCGAGCGCGGAGCATGACGCCTACACTTTGGCGCAGGTGATATCCGACGAAGAGAAAAACAGGATCAGGGCCACGCTGCGTGCAAGGCTAAAGAACGCAAGGTCGCGGGATCGTAAACGTGGACGGGCGAGCACTCTGACTGATGATTGGGTCGACAAGCAGCTCGAGGACCAGAATTTCCGATGCGCAGTGACGGGCCTCCCGTTTCGTTTGAGCCTCGCGAAGACCCGCGTTAACCCGTTTTCGCCGTCGCTCGACAGACTGGATTGCTCAAAGGGCTACGAAACGGGGAACGTGCGGATCGTTCTGTTCGCGGTCAACATGATGATGCTCGACTGGGGTGACGACGTCTTCCACGTCGTCGCCAAAGCATATGTTGCGCGGTCGAAAATCCCAAACCCTCCCCAAACCGGCTCTGAAATAACGGGAAAGTAGGTAAATCGTGGGCCCGCCAGAAGTGCAATCCGGGGCTTTTCCGCCCGTAAACCGCACAGGTTTGGGGAATTGAGTGCCGTTGTTTTTGTTCAGGGATTTTAACTGCTCCCCAAACCTTTAAGTGCCGGCGAACAGGGTAGAACGTCGAGCACAGACATTCCGGCGTTATTGCCGGAATCCTATTTGTGTTAGGGTCAGTATGTGGTAAGCAAATCGGGTTCAAGCCGGAAGATTTGCGATGAGCGGGGCCGCTTTAGAAGCACCCCTTACCGTTGCGACTTCCATGATTGGCCCGCTGCGCTTTCTACCAACTCCCCTTACGGTTTGGCCGAGGGGATGAGCCTCCCCGGAAAGGATGGCTTAGGTGCAGCGGGCTACTCACATTTCCCTGTCCGGTGATTGTATTTCCCGCCGCTGTCCCGGCAACGCTTTATGGCCCGGAGCTTTTCGTCAGACGCGGGCTTGAGCAAGTCGGGCGCAATCGCCTTCCATGCCGCCGCTGCTGCGATGGCAGTCAGGCCCGCCACAAACCCCGGCTGCTGAAAGGCATACCAGACCGAGACGGCGGCCACTGCCAGGATGACAGCGCCGCCGATCCAGAGCCAGCGCATTACTGCGAAGGCGTCTTGTTGACCGGAATCGTGGGCGCGGTCAGCTTGCCCTCGAACGCAGCCAGCACCATCTTGACGATACCGAGAACCGTCGCGGCGATCACGAGATAGGGTGCGAGCCAGAGCGGAGCCGTCGAGGCGCTGCAGTCAACCGCTCCGGTGATCTGGTTCGCGGTGCAGCCGAAGCCGAGTAGGATCGACGTGCCGAAGCTCGAGAGGAGCATCAGTACGGTCATGAGGGTCTGCAGGAAATTCGTATTCATGGTCTTGTCCTTTCAGTTGAATCCGTTGTTCACTGCCCATGCCTTTGCATCGAAGCAGGGGCAGGCCTTGGCCACCTTCGGGAAGTCACGGTGCCCCATGATCTTCGCCTTGGTGGCCGTCCTCCGCAGGCTGGCGACGAGAGGCTTTAACGCCGCCCATTGTGCTCGCGTGAAGTTGTTCTCAGGGGCGAACGTCTTGTCGTTCAGCCCGCCCTCGAGGCATATCCCGATGTTGTCAGTGTTCCAGCCCGCGACATGAGCGCCGACCTTGGAGAGCGGACGGCCCTTCTCGACCGCGCCCGATCGCCGGATGACGAAATGGTAGCCGATGTCTGACCAGCCCTTGGCCTTGTGCCATGAGCGGATTTCCTTCACGCCCGCGATCTGTGTGGGCCGTGTTGCCGAACAGTGCAGCGTGATGTAGCGAGCGTTTTTCAGGTTCATGGCGGTTTCCTTAGGATCCGAGGGGAAGGTAGAGGCAGCGCACCGAGCGCATGACCGTCTCGCAGGCATGGGCGTCACCATCTTGCGACGGCTTCACCTTGTCGTGAGGAATGAAGCCCTTGACCATGTGCCCGTGCTGCGAGCGGTACTCGATCTCGTAGCCCTCGGGCGTGGACCGCAGCACCGCGTCGTCGGGCAATGGCTGGCAGTCGTTGGTGTTGCAGCAAAACGTGTCGTACCAGCTATGGGCATGGGCCACGGGCACGGCGAGGCTGGCGCTGACGAGCAACGCTGCAAGACGTTTCATGTGAAACCTTTCTAGTTGGGTATCTTGATGTTGAAGATCGACATCAGCGAAGACGCCTTGGCGGCGAGGAAGCCGCCGAGCGCACCGAGGCCGACCACCGCCCAGCGGGCGCCCTTGGCCTGCAGCAGGACGGAGTGCATCTCGTCGACCTTTCGCGACATCTTCTCGATGCTCTTGTCGGTAGCGTCCTGTCGTACTTCCAAAGCCTTGATCCTCTCGCCGTCGGTGTCGGTCATCTCTTCGATCCTTCTGTCGCTGGCGCGGAGCAAGGCTTCGTCGACCATCCGTTGCGCTTCTATTTTTGAGACGAATTCGATCACGCTACAGAGCCTCGCAGCGGAAATCGTAGAGGCCCCAATTGATCGTGGTGGCGGCTGCTCCGGTCACCCGAATGCGGATGTTTGCAGAGTTGGCATCGACGGTGCAGTTCCACGCAGCATCGCTCTCGAACTCGGTGGTGACGAGTTGATAGTCGATCGAGGCGGTGCCTGCCGAGGCGGTGACGACGGCCACGAAGCTGTAGGACGCCCGCTGCGCCAGATCCGCTCTTTGGCCCATCACACGGCCTGACAGCCGGAAGACCTTGCCGTCCGGTATCGCCGTGGTGCCGAGGTTCGTCACCGTCGCGTTCGTCGTCTGGGTGGTGCGGAGCGCCGGGTCAGGCTTTCCGGAATTGTTGCGGATAACGCTGTCGATAAGAAGGTCAGCGGACCACGATGCCAGATCGAAGCCAGTGGTCGAGGAGCACTCCTTGATGGTGTTCCCCGTGATGGCGACATTTTTCCCAAGCGAGGAAGTGGATTTGAAAAAATGCTCAAAACGGTTGGTATTGTCTTCGTCCTGGTGCGAGACGATGTTGCCAGTGATGACGAGGCCGCCAGCGTTCGTCTCGAAGACGTTGCCGCCGTTGGCGTCGTTGTCATTGATGATGCTGTTCCCGGTGAAGGTTACATCCCATGCCCCATCTGCGGCGGCACCCGTTCTCGTGCCGAGGAAGGCTCCTGCCCCCTTGATCTTGCACCCGACAACCGAGACGCCCGATATGAGGTTGTCCGATGCGGAGTCGATCTGCATGAACCGCCCCGGCCCCGCGGCTCCCGATGTGTTGCACGTCAGGCGCATCCCGGTGAAAGTCATGTTGTGCAGGCGCTTTGTCTTGTTCGTCNCCCCGGAGCCGAGCGTGATGAGAACATTCGAGACAGCGCCGCCGTCCACGCACCCGCCTGTAAAATGAAGGTTGGACGCCCCAAGGCTCGTCAGCACAACCTCAATCGCATGATCGAGGTCGGCGGAGTTGAAGTTGAGCTCGCCACCGTTCACGTAAAGGCCGTCGCAGCCGTCGCCGCCTACTGTTGCCGCGATCTTGAACACCCGCGCCGAAGCCGGTTGCGTGCCGCCCGCGCCGCCATAGTTGCCCGTCATCTCGCAAACCGTGAAGGCCTGGAAATCGAACAACGCCACGTTTGCGATCATCGTGGGCGCGAGGTGGTTGTGGTTGATGAAGGTGCGCCGCGCCTGGGACACGGCCCCGTTGCCAAGCCGCACGAAGCACGCGTTGTCCAGCATCGCGCAGTTTGCGATCGTGCCCTGCACGGAATTGCGGACCCAGATCGTCGGGTCCGCTCCGGTCAGGGAGCCGACATTGAGGTTGTTGCTGAACCGGAGCCCCTCAATCCTCCACCGCTGGCACGTATCTCCGTCAGTGCCGATCTGGAACGCTTGCGCGTGGTCGCCCGTCGTGAAGCGGATGTCGGTTGCGCCCCAGCCTGCGCCACGGATTGTCCAGCGCGAAGCGGTGAGCGGGTTAGGTTTGCCGGAAATGCGCGTGTCGCCTGCGTCGATAACGAGTTCGTCGATGGTGCCTGCGTTGATGAGGGAAATGGCGCGATTGAACGCGAAGAGGTCATCCGTCGAGTTGTCGATGTACCCGCCGCATTGCGACAGCCTGATGGTGTTCTGGTGCTGCAGCTTCCAGCGCCGCCCCGAGGCATCGACGAGGACGGTGGTGGCGTTGTCCACGCTCGTCGTGTCGGCGGCGTCCAGGCGATACCAGCCGCCACCCTTGGTGAGGCCATCCGCGTAGGAGCTGGCAGCATAACTACCCGGTCATGTAGACGTAGCCGCCTGTGTAGGTCGCCGTCGTCAGGGCGCGGATGTCCACCATGCGGGCNTNGACGAGCGACACGGCGCATGTCGGTGCGGGCGTCCATGTCATCGCGCGTCGGGGGATCGACGAGCCACTGGTCAGGCCGATGTCAATCGGGGTTGTCGTTTCGGCCAGCGTAGCTGCGTAGGGGTCGCCGTCTCCGTCGAAGCCGAGCACCTTGTTCGCGCGGGCTGCAGCAATCGGCAGCGCCGGGAGGCTGGCCACTGTCTCGCTGTCGGCCATGCGCAGGCTGCGGTCGCGTGCCGTCTTGAGTTCGTTGATCAGCAGGATCGAGCGATCGAGGGCTGCTTCAAGCGACGTGGGCGGCAGGACCGTCACGGCGTCGAGGTCGAGGCCCTGCGTGGCCGTCGTGTCGCGGTAGATCAGGACCGTCTGCCCCGTCGGTGGTGCCGTCAGGAACGTCACCAGGCCGCCCGAGGGATCGCCCGCACCGCTGACGCTGTAGTGTGTCGAGAAGGTCTGCAGGGTTGCCACGCCCGAGGCCGCGACCAGGTAGACTTTCAGGTCACCGTTCGCGGCGAAGGGCCTCGGGAACGAGAAGATCGTCGTCGAGCCGTTGCCCGAATAGTTGTAGCGGGTTCCTTCTGCGGCAACGGTCATGGCGTCTCTTTCGTGTTAGCGGTTGTTGGGGGTGATTTGCCCGTTGACCAGATCGTCGACCAGCTTGTAGATCGCTGATCCGGGGATGTGCGTGACAGTTGACACGACGCTGACAGCCGCGCGGATCTCGCTGCGCGAAGGTTCTTCACCTTCCAGCATCAAGTCCCTGAACGCCCCGGCCGTGCGATGGAACTGCTCGATGGTGCGGACGAGCGGTGAGCTCGGGCCGAAGCCCTTGAGGTCGATGGCGTCACGGACGAGGGGCACGGAGCCCAGCGCGGTGTTGGCGCTTTCCACCATCAACTGGACATGGAACGGGGCCGCATCATCGTCGTCATCGTCTCCCCCGGTCAGGGCGTCGTAGGCTGCCTGGTAACCCAGCTCGAGGAGAGCCGGTAGCGTCAGCATGATCGCGAGGCGGGTGGCCGCGTAGGGCACGTCCTTGATGCTGCGGGTGTTCTGGTTGATGTCCTCGAGGCGGTTGTAGACGATGCTCATGTAGGAATAGAACATCGTCAGCATCTTGGTCGCTTCGCTGGAGCGCTGCACGTTCGCGAGATCCTTGACCGAACCGGACGACTGCGTCTTGCGCACCACGCTGTCGGCATGGTCGACGGCTTGGCGGTGCGTCTTGCCCCCGGCGATCGCCTGCTCGTAGCCTCC